AAAAAGTCTGGAAGTACTCTTCTAATTTTCATCATGTATTCACCGTCGCCTCTTAAGTCTGCTCCACCACCTTGACCTAGAGATATATCAAAATCTCCAGATTGAATGTTTGCTGAAATACCAGTTCTTGCTCCTGCTTTAATTTGATCTTGTCCTGTTTCGTGTTCAAAGTATATTGTAACACCATCTGTATTACCAACTGTAGTATCACTGGTTGCACTTGAATCATATTCAGTTCCATGTGGTTTACCAAATATAGATGAGTCTGCCCAAGTAGATCGAGCCAATGAACTTGTAGTCCATACTGGTCTCTCTGGTGTTGAATCCATAAAGTTGTATGTTACTGATCTATTATTAGATGCAGCACCACTACCTGGATAGAACCAAGTAACTTCACCAAACAAGTTATTTAATCCTGCATAAATATGGTTTTTAGGAACTGTATTAATGTCATCATAAACATAGTCCTCAACTAAACATGCTAAAGATTCTAGTTTACCAGTATATCTAAAGAAACCATTCTCTGACATCCAGTAAGCAGAACCATCAACCTCAACAGCTGCATTCTTTCCAATCAATCCACAGTTCGTTCCAACTTGTTGAAATGAGAAAGTAAAAGGCGAACCAACAAATCTCATAATAAATAAAGATGTATCAGTCCAAATGTAAATTGCATCCCGACCTCTTATAGCTCCCACGATCCGTGTTCCATCGGCCAGTCTCTGTGTACCAGCGGTATTGGTTGCGGAAGGTGCATAAGAAGTTGAAGCATCAATTGATTCTTGGTCCGACCAACGTATGTACATATCATCTTGTGTTGATGTTGTACCAATAGTTGTTTCAGTGCCAAAGAATACTAAGTGTCTATCAGGTGTAGATACTAATGTTTGAACTGCTGCTGTTGGTGCATTGGCAACGATTGTTGCTCTTGTAGATGTTGCACCTGTTGCATTTGAATCCCATTCAAAAGTTGCACCATCCACGATAGTTGCAATAAGTTTATTTCCATAATTGTCCAAGGACCAAAGTCCAGGAGCTGTAACAATATCACCTGTTTGTGATGCACCCCATTTAGTATATTCAGAAGCATCCGTTACTGTTGCTCCATCACTATGTGATGCAGCTGTGGTGTTATCCGATCCTCTTGTTAAACCTGATAAAGTTCCAGTACCTGTAGTGTTTGTTGTATAAGCAATACGCTCATTATCAATTAAAACTGTTCCTGATGCAGGAAAACCTGTTGAATCATCAAGAACAATACTAGATGACCCCGAAGTTAATGCTCCATCTAGAGTATCAAAAACTTCTCCAGCTACAGTACCACCCCATAATCCTAATCCCCAACCAGCTGCTGATGCCTCAACTGCAGGTCCAATTGAATAAAAATGTTGAACTCTTATTCCACCAGAAGTACTTGCTCCTGATCCAGATTCTGCTGATTCCATTTCAATAGTAATTGTTGTAGAAGTTGGAACTGTTGTAACCATAAAATTGGTATCATTAAAATTACTAGCACCAAAATCAGAATCAGTAATCGTAGACCAATTATCTAAACGAATAATATCATATTTTTTAATATTGTGAGCAGATGCAAAAGTTATAGTAACAGTTGCATCACTTTGTGTTGTTGTAAATGCATTTGTTAAAGTTGTTGTAGCTTTAATAGGAGTAATGTCATAAAATGCTCCTCCTGAGTATACATATAAAAATCTGTTTGTGCCTAATGCTGCATACTTAATACCACTTGCATTAACAAAATGGTGTATAGCAGTATTTCTTCCTGTAAGAGTAGTATCTCCTAATTGAGCCCAACCACCTACTTTTTCAGGTGAGCCATATCTAAAACGAACATAGTCACCACTAACCCATTGGCCTTCGCCACCAGTGGCTGTGACTTGTTTATTAAAACCTGGTTGAAACCTTAATTTTTGTAACATAAAAACCCTATAATATTCAGGCAGGAGATGGTGTGGTGGAATCTCCCGCCAGAATATTATTCTACTATATTATTTAGGTAATTTAAAGCCTTTATACCATCCAGGCAAGCCTAAAAATGGACGTTTGTCAAATTGATTTTCTTTAGCTATTTTAGAATTAGCTTTATTATAATGTAGAAACACTTGTGCACAATCTTTACCAGTAAATTCTTCTCTCCAATGCTCTAATTCACATCCAGAATATATAAGCATGTCTCCTGGTTTTAAGTCTACTTTAATACCAGCTTGACCTTTTTTTCCAGTTGGATCTAGATAAATGGGCCACTCATCACCCCCTAGATTTAAAGTAGTAGATATCTCACATGAGTATCTATCCTTGTGTCTTGCTAAAACATCTCCTTTTTTATATATCCTTGCATAAGAATATGTCTCTGATAGCTTTAAACCAGTGTGTTTCTCCATGACAGGTTTTACTTTTTGTAATAAAGTTTCCATAACCATATCGCTATAATGAGAATAGGTGTTTGGAACCTGTTCATCGTTCCATACTCCCCAGTATTCTGTAAAAGGAGATAGGTACTTTTGATCAAATAAAAATCTAGCAACTTTTCTTTTGTTTAAGAAATAAGCAAAAGCAAAATCTGCTAGTTCTCTACTAATAGCTCCTTTTAAAATACTATATTTATTTTTTTGGAACGCCGATTTTTTTGATGACATTTTTTCCTTTCAATTGCATTTTAGATTTTATAAAATTATCTATAAAGTTTGGTTTATTTTTTAATGTACTAGTTTCTAGTATAGTTTTAATAACTGCTTTTTTCATATCCTTATTTTGCATTTAATACTCCTTTAGGAATTGCCTGACAGTTCCAATGTATAAATCTAAATGGCTCATATCCCATGTCAACAATATATTGATGTGGCATGTACGATGGAAAAAACATAATTTTTCCTGGTTGAACTTTATAATTAATTTGTGTTGATGCATAGGTTACTTTTGTTTTATCTTTTTCTGGTAAAAGATTCATCATATTACCAGGTCTTGGATCTTCAAACAAAGGCATAGATGTAGCTTCACTTGCTTTTAAAAAATAAAAACCAGAAATATGCCCATTCCAATGGGTATGTAAAGTGTGGTGGCCACCACCTTTTTTAGCAAACTCTTGTACCCACATTTCTGTAATAAATATTGTATAACTTGTTAAATCAAAACCCATTTCTAATAATAAATTATTCGCCGTAGCACCAATATAATCTTGTAACTCTTTAAATTTAGGATCACCTATTAATGTTGTTGAATGAAACACATTTCCCATATCTCCTTTATTACCAAATTTTTTATTTCTTTTATCTATATCTTTTTTTAAATTCTTTTTAGCTATTTCAATATATGGATCAGATGCTTTATTTAAATCTTTAACAAAACCTGGTTCATCTCCATACCATATAGGACATAAAAATAAATCTTCTCTTGCTAATTGGGTAGGGAATTTTATTATTTTTTTCTTTTTCATTTATAAGGCCATCCTAAATTCCAGATAACCAAACTATGTCTAGATCCTTTTTTAACTGGGCATACTCTATGCCATACAAATCCAGGAAACACTACCAATGATCCTTTAGGCAATATTTCTTTACATTTTCTAATATTAGGCTTTTTATCAGGGTCTAAGTTTCTAAAATCAAATTCTAATTCTCCACCTTTATATTCTTTTGGATCTGATAATGTAACTGTTACAGATAGTTTTCTTATCTTACCGTTTGATGGATCATTGCCTTCTCTCATGTATGGTTGATCCCAACCATCACAATGCCAATCATAAAATTGACCTTTTTCATATTTTGTAAACTGACAAGACTCAGAAAAATCCCATTGAAAATTCCAACCTGCGTTTGCATTTGCTTGATGAACATAGGGTTGTATTTCTTTATAAATCCATCTGTCACTCATCCAAACAACATTAGAATCTCTTTTTTGTTTTAAATCTTTTATTTGTTTTTGATTTAATTTTTCATTACCCATGCCACCAGTAACTGCCATTTGATCTTGTAGTTGTTTTCCATAACGAACAATATCATCACAGATACGTTCTGGAATTGCTGATTGGAAGTACCAATAATAGTTTGTTAAATTCATATGTCTTTATATATTCCTTATATACTAATAATAATTAATAGCAATACTAATTCTTTCATTGTTTTTATTTTTAGGAACACAATGTGGCACCTCAGATCTAAATATTAATAATACACCTTCTTGAAAAGGTATGTTCCACTCACGGCTATTATCTTCTGTAGGTGTAATAATATCAAAATAATTTGTATTAAAATTAAAATCTGTAAAAAAAATTGGAGATGAATTATTTTTTCCTTTTAAAAAATAAACCGCGCTTAACCTAGAAGAAGGATGAGAATGATAATCTTGATAATCACCATTACCATATATTTGAAACCAAGCGTTTTTATTAACAGGTTTAAAATCAATATTTAAATTATTGGTGTATTCCACTAATTGTTCATCTATCCATTCTAGTAAAGGTTTAAAATCTTTTTCTTTATAAAGGTTTAATTTTCCACTTACATTATAAACTTTACTTAACCAATTTTCTCCTCCATTAGATATTTTGTCTTTAATTGTGTAACATTTTTTTACAATTTTTTTATGATAAGATGTATTAGGGTTTTTAAAAACTCCTATTATTTTAGGAAATAATTTTAAAGATTGCATTATTATGCTATCGATATTGTCAATGTACCAGTAGCAGTAAATTTAGCTATTTTATCTCCACCTGGGTGAGTTGATCCTGTAAATGCACAACAAGGAGATCCTGCAAATGCTATTGCACTTGGTCCTCTAACTACTACAATTCCTGAACCACCAGCTCCACCACTTCCTTGTCCACCAACACCATCTCTACCAGCGCCACCTCCACCGCCTCCAGTGTTAACAGTTCCAGAGGTTCCATTACTTGATCCACCTGATCCAGAAGGACCAGCTCCACCTGCTCCACCGCCTCCAGAACCACCAGGTGAGCCAGGATTTGCAAATCCACCACCACCTCCGCCACCAGCATAAGATGTGTCTGGTCCTAAAATTGTATTTGGTACTCCGTTTCCACCAGATCCTGGATTATTGTTTGCTCCAGCGCCACCAGCAGCGCCAGCTCCACCACCTCCACCAGAACCACCAGCATT